TTTAACAAACATTTTGTGTATTTATTAAAAGGATATTATTTTATGGCTGTACAGGTGCCTTTCGAAAGATTTTAATATAAATATCTACATGAATAGACCATTATGTGCAGCATGTCACGGTAATCCTGTAGCTATAAATTATCATTCAGGTGAAAAAATACGCTACAGAAAAATGTGTGCTGGTTGTTTACGCAAAGGCAAAAAGAATCGTGTATCCCCAGGTTGGGTTAAAACTGGGTACAAGAAAAAGTTAACGTGCGACCGATGCAGTTTCAAAGCCAAAGCAATTAATCAAATTTTTATTTTCCACATTGACGGAAATTTAAAAAACAATGATTGGTCAAACCTAAGATCAGTTTGTGCAAACTGCAGGATTGATATTGCCAATTCTAAAACAACTTGGCGCGAAAGTCCGCTTGTAGCAGACTATTAACTTGTTCGTACAAGTGTTGTACAGTTCCGTTGTTGTCTAATTCAAAATTGAACGTTTGTCCTATCCAAGCCCATTCTGAGTGATGTACTTGTGGGTATTTTTGAGGCATTAGTTGCCCTGCATCTTCTAATAGCCATTGTCTATCCTCATGAGTGGTATTTTCTGTAAGGGCACAATTGTACCACTCAGGTAATTCGCCGCGTTTGACCCATACACAAACACCACCATGTTTTCTAATGGCTGCTATTTCATTAGGAAACCGCACGTCACTAATAACTATATCTTCTGTGGTTTTACGGAGTCTATTTTCTAAGCTGGCTATCCAAATATCATTATGAAAAGCTTTGCGACAAACTTCAGTGCCCCAAAGTTGCAGCATATACCGAGGAGTGAGTCGGGGCATGTCCAGTCGTTTTGCCCACCACGGGTCTACTTGTTCTCGCCATTCTCTGGCTTCGGGTGTTAGTCCTTCTAACAGTTCTCTATCCCACCCAAATACTTGTGCAACAGCATCTTTAAGCGTACCAGCATAACTGTCTCTTACAAATCCATGTTTGGCAACAAGATAATTTGCTACTGTGTCTTTACCAGATCCAATAAAACCTGTAATACCTATGATCATAAAAAATGCCCCCTAAGGAGCATTTTAATTTATTTTTAAGCACAAGTCAAACACCATATTTGTTCTTTTTGTTTACAGCTACCGGACTGGATTTGTTCACAGTGTGACATTCTTGACTTTTCATATCTCCGTGATTCATATCTTCAACATTTGCATCCACTGCTTTGTATGCCAAGTTTAGCATGTCTTGCTCAGCTTGAGTATAGGGTGCTGCCAGTTTCCACTTACCAATCCAAGATTCTTCGTCAACATCTGGCATTTCTTTACCGTCTGTGGACGCCAACGCCAAACCAAGTCTATAAAGTGTGTAATCGCCGTTCCATTTTTTTGCGTCTGAGAACTTATTTAACCCACGTGTGGCCAATCGTGCCCGATCTTTTAACACACCTTTTTGCTCAATGATAATGTCTTTGATTTTCATGTTAACCTATAACAAAAAATGCTGACGTAGGAATAGAGCCATCTACTGCGTCTAACAGTTGCTTTTCTAATTCGGTAATTTCATTTACTGCTTCTGCTTTTAAACTGGCACCGTTCAGTTGCGTTCCGCCTTGTGGCCCTGCAATACTGCCAAACTTTTCTCTTGCTTCGCCCAGGATACGTTTGGCAAAGCTGTATGCATACTCTTGGATCCAAGGAAACGCTTGGAAATCGTTTAACAACATGCTGTCAGGTTTGTAATTGTATATGTGCAGCAAACAATCTTCCATTTGTTCTTCTTGTTGATTTGCACCAGCATATGGAATTTTACGTATAAGAGTTAACTTTTTAGTTGTTTTATTAAAATAAAAATTTAAGTATCCGCCAAACATCTTCATTGACATTTTCTGATAATCAACAAATAGTTCATAGCTTAACAGTCCGCCCACTCTGCCAGCTACAAGCATGTAGGTGTTTAGGTACCCGGAACTAAATGGCTCAAATTGGCTGGCTGTAGTACCAGTAACTGATCCTATACCTCTGCGATAGGCAGCACGTACCTCCATAACTTCGTTGGGTAATATATATTCTTGTGTTTCAGGTTTTAGTTTTAAGAAAGCGTAAGACTCTTCTTGGCTGTTGGCGGCACGTTGTCTATATTTGATAAGAGCTTGGTTAATGGCTAAATCATAATGCTCTTTATCTAATTCTACGTCTACTATACCGTCGGCTAAACGCAGTCTAATATAGTCCGTGATTTCGGTACGTTTATTATTGACTGTGTCAAGTTCGGGCGCAGAAATGTTCCCGAGTGTTTCGTTGGGATCATAGGCAATGTGCCCAGTGCCTGTTCCAGTAACTGGATTGTAAAGACTGTCTGTAATCATTACGCCATTGGCGTAAAAGTTGGTTGTATCTGCTGTGGCCATTTGGGTGTCCTGATAGTGTATTTACCAGACCACCTTGCTCTTAGTTGATTCGAAGCAGAATCATATCAGCATTGATACGTCCGTTACCCACAGTTTCTGTGGCTTTGATTTCGTCCAAGAACTTGCGTAGCTGTACCTTGCTGGCTCGGCCAAACTCCTTGAGCTTTTCATCGGGTTTACGCAAAGTTTTACCTACAGATTTGGCTTCATCAAATCCGGTTAGGCTGGTGCCTTTTATACCCAACGGTCCGTGCAAGCTGTCGGCAATGTACTTGTACAGTTTACGAGTTTTGGTGTTGTATGTCCACAACTCTTGTGAGCCGATAATATCAACTGGATTGATACTCACCAGCTTGAGAGTCTTTTCTTCCTTCATATACTTTAGTTTAGACACAACTTTTTCTTTGTTGGGCGCACGTTTTACCCTGGCTTTTTTGGTAGCTTTCTTGACGCTGCGATATTGGTCAAGCGCATCCAGTATACTTTGAATAAAAGCATGGTGCCGTTTAAAATCTGCTGCCTTGTAATGTTTGTATGCTTCCGCCACTTGTTCATCCAGCTTACCCAACGCTTCGCCAAGTTCAGTTTTTCTACGCATAAACAAATCTTCAAACTTTTTTATTTGACTTTGTGGTACTGTGTTAGATACCAAATACTCATAGGCTTTGGGATCAACAGTTTCACCAAGTATTACTTCATCATACAAACCTTCAAAATGTGCCAAATGCTCGCTTGTTTTTTCATTTAGTCTGTCTTGAATTGTTGGTATCTTAACTGCTGCAACAGACTCTGAGGGTTTGGCTCCAGTGACCGTTTCTGCCGGCTCAGCATCCGCCAAATTAATTGCATTGTGTATTTGCTGTTTAAAATAAGTTAATTCTTTTTCGCGGAATGGCATACCTTGCTTGTGTGACATTAGAAGGCTGTATGCTGTCATACACATAGCGCGATCAGGACTGCGGATAAAAGCAGAAACATCTGCTTTGCTGTATTTTTGTTCTTGCATCCAACTTACTGCATGTTTTTTAAGATCTTTTTGTACATAGAAATAATTGTAATAAAAAAACCCTTTACGCAGGAAATGATCAAATTCTTCCTGCGACATTTTTAGCGCACGTTCGGTGTCCCACACTGGCTCGCCACCAGTGTACTTTTCATCTGCAAACAATGGATCGCGAGTTTTTTTAGGTGCTTTTTTGGGTGCTTTAACGCTTTGTGCTGTAGCCATTACGGGCTCCTTTGACTGTGCAAAATGTTATTATACTACTCTTCGGGTTTTTCGTCAAGTAGTGTTGCAAACATAAGCCAGGATTGCAATTCTTGCAACTCTTGTTGTACTTTTGCTAACTGCTCGTCATACTTTACACTATGTCCAAAACGGCGTCTATCTACGTCAGATCGACTCAATTCTGTAATGCTTTGTATTACATTTTTATACATTCGTTCGAGTTGGCGCTTGTTCTGTAAATTGTATAGAGCCCACATTGAACGCTTGATTTGAGTTTCTATGTCGTTCCAATCTTGTATAGAATTAAATTCGCTCATAATAATATTATATAGCTTAACCTAATTTGTGTCAATTTTGGTGCCCGCTAAATATAAAATAACAGGATACAATTGTGCCAAGATTATCACTTTGGAAAGACGGACGTCATAGCAACGACTACAAATTTTTTGATCGCCGAATAAGCGAAATGTTTACCCTCGGCGGTACAGGTATTTTGGTGCACAAATATCTTGGTACAAATGAACAAAATACAGTAAAGACAACTTCTGTGTCTCAAGCTAATGTTGGACCAGTACTGAGTTTTAATAGTACCAGCGATGTTATGCTTGGAAACTTTGTTGTTGGCACAGGTGTAGCAGCAAATACAACCGTCATCGCAAAAACTGCAAACACCATTACACTTAGTACAAATACTACGTCTACGCTTGCCGGCGGGTCTACCGTTAAATTTTACGAAAATGCAAGTAAACCCAGTTATATAAATCAAAGCGCACAAAATATTCAGGACCTATTTTTCTTAGAAAATAGAGATAGAAAATATGATACCAGTGTGTATGCCATGCGTGGTATCTATCAGACACAAGATGTAACGTTTGACCTAAGTCAATTTGGTATGTTCTTGCAGACAGGTACGTTGTTTATTGTTTTTCATATCAATGACATGATTGAAACCATAGGGCGTAAGCTTATGCCTGGGGATGTTATTGAACTAATGCACCTTAAAGATTACAATCCATTGGATGACAGTTTGCCTGTAGCACTAAAAAGATTTTATGTAATAAGTGATTGCAATAACGCCTCAGA